ATGGGTCTACCACTACAATCCGGGCGAGCCGAAGGGCATGCGCCACCCGTCGCCCCTCATCCAGCTGACCGCGAACTCCGAGGACCAGGTGCGCAACGCCTACCGGCCATTGGTCGCCATGATCAGGCTTGGTCCGCTGAAACAGCTGCTCAAGGTGCGCGAGGACTTCATCCGCATCCTGCGCCCCGGAATCAACTTGGATGATGACGATCTCGACCTCGACCGCATCGACGTGGTCACCGCCTCGGCCACCAGCCGTCTGGGCAACCCGATCTCGGACGCCGAACAGGACGAGGCCGGTTTGTACACCAAGTCGAACGGCATGCTCGACGTGGCCGACACCCAACGCCGTGGCGCCGCCGGCATGGGCGGCAGGACGCACTTCTGGACCAACGCCTACGACCCCGGCGAGAACTCGTACGCCCAACAGCAGTTCGAATCGGCCAGCAAGGACGTGTGGATCTTCTACCGCAACCCCGACCTGAATCCCGATTTGCGACACAAGGACGGCACGCCATACAGCTTCAACAACCGGCGCGAACGCCGCAAGATCCTCGAATGGGTCTACGCCGGAAGCCCGTGGGTGCCCTTGGACTCCGTCGAAGCGGAGGCCGAGGCGCTCATGGAGAAGGACCCGGCACAGGCCGAGCGCTTTTTCGGCAACCGAATGGTGCAGGGAGGCGGCGCATGGCTCGAGGACGGACTATGGGAGAGCTGCTATGCGGGACAATAGACCACTCAACAAATCAAGGATGCGGACGATGAGGCAATACAATCTTCCGCTGCTGCAAAAGGTGCGGACGGTTGGCAGATACGACATGCCAATGCTTGCAAAACAGGACGTCACCACCCCTGACACGTTGATGGGCTTCAATTACGCGACCGGCAAAAAGACAGTCAAGCATTGCGGAATCCATTTCTTCATCGATGACTACCAGTTCCAGAGAGTCTGGAACCAGCCGGACAGATACATCGCACCGCTCAAACGCTTCCAGTGTGTGCTGACGCCTGATTTCAGCACATACATGGACATGCCGGAAGCGATGAAGATCTATAACGTCTTCCGAAGCCGTCTGATCGGAGCATACTGGCAGTCCTGCGGGCTGAAAGTCATCCCAACGCTTCAATGGGCTGGCCCAGAATCGTTCTCTTACTGCTTTTCAGGCATTCCAAACAACTCCACCGTCGCGGTAAGCACTGTCGGAGCGAATGACAATCCGACGGCAGAGCTCTATTGGCGGCTCGGCATGCGGTACGCGATCGACAGGCTTGAACCGGAAAAGATTCTCCTCTACGGAGATGCCATTCCGTTTTTCGACTTCGGTGGCGCCGAAGTCGTCGCATACGAAAACAGCAATGTGGAAAGGATGAAAAAATGGGCGGAAGAGGATCAAGCTCGGGCGCAGGCCGTGGCGGACATGGCGGCGGAGGGGGAGGCTCTGCCACCGACCTCTCATCCGTAAGCGACTCGGATCTCACCAAGATGATGCGCGATGCGGGAAGCCGCATGGACGCCGCATCGGAAATCATGCAGAGAACCGCGCACGGAGCCACGCAATACAACCAGCGCATGCCGGAAAGCGTGTTCCCGGAGGCAACCAAGGCGAACTACGACAAATACCAAGCGGCTTCCAAGGCATTCCACACCGCCAGAGCACAGCGCGACAGAATCTCCGACGAACAGATCCGACGCCAACCAAAATCAAGCGGCACAAGCCGCGCATTCGTCAATTCCTTCGGCGAAGCGACGACAAGGGAGATCACAAACCAGAACTACCAGCGCTCGCAGAAGAGTTTGTCGAAATCGGTCTTGAGGAACATGGGATACTAGCATGTCCGAGCATGAGCTTTGGCTTGAGAACCCGCCGAAAGGCACAGAGGTGTGCCTCGGCTTCGACGGCTCCGAGAACGACGACTGGACATGCATCAAGGCGGAAACCCGTGAGGGCTTCATCTTCACTCCGCGCTATGGCGCGGATCGTCGTCCGACGATCTGGAATCCGAAGACGTGGGGCGGGCGCATCCCGCGCGGCGAGGTCAACGCCGCCATGGACGAGCTCAACGACCGGTACAAGATAATTCGCGCCTACTGCGACCCAGGATTCCGCGACGAGGTGTCGTGGGAATCGCAGATCGAGGCATGGGACTCCCAATACGGGCCGAAGAAATTCATCCCCTGGTCGATGAGCGGTTCGAGCCGTATCACCGCCGTATGGGAGGCGTTGAAACGCTTCGAATCCGACCTCGAACACTACGCCATCACCCAGGACGGGTGTCCGATCACCATCACGCACATGCGCAACGCAAGACGCTTCGCCAAATCCGGTGAACGCTACGGGCTGGGCAAGCCGAAGCAGACGCGGAAAATCGATGCGGCGGTGACGTGCGTGCTGGCGCATGAGGCGGCATGTGATGCACGTGCCGCCGGTTGGGGCAGGAAACGCAAGGCGTACCTGCTGACTGGTTCTACTACGAGGGGGTTCTAAATGATTCGTACCGCCGATGACGTGAATCGCATGGCGAATCTTCTCGCCTTGAAGATCGAGAACCGTCGGCCGGACATCAGGAAGCATACGGATTACGTGCGTGGCAAGCGCGGCACACTGAAATTCGCGTCCGACGAATTCAAACGCTACATGGCGGACCGGTTCTCAGGTTTCGCCGACAACTGGTGTCTGCCTGTGGCGCAGGCGCCGGTCGAACGCATCCACTTCAAGGGCTTCATCCCATATGACGACCGCGAATTGGATTCGCACGTGATGCGCGTGTGGGAGCGCAACGACTGCGACCGCAAGCTGCAGGAGAGCGCGCTGATGATGACCACGACCGGACGTGCTTTCGGCCTGGTCACGTCGATGCCGGACGGCAGGGCGCGCATCAGCTTCGAGCATCCGGACAGCGCGGCAGTGCACTATGATCCGCTCACCGGCGAGGTCGATGCCGGGCTGCTGGTCCGATACGACGAGGAGCACGAGTTCGGCACGCTGCTGCTGCCGGACATGGTCTTCGACGTGGTGCGCGTGCGTGCAGGCGGGGACGACGAGCGTAACCGTCTGCCGCCCGGCGTGGAGGGCTGGCGGTTCGTGCCGGATTCGGCGCGCGAGAATCCTCTCGGCCGAGTTCCGCTGGTCGAATTCCGCAATCAGATGCTCCTGGATGACCTGCCGATCAGTGATGTGGAGCAGGTCGAATCGATGCAGGACGCCGTCAACGTCTGCTGGGCCTACACGCTCAACGCCCTGGACTTCGCGTCCATGCCTGCGAGGGTGATACTCGGCGGCGACTCCCTGTCCGAGCCGGTCTTCGACAAGGCGACCGGAGAGCAGGTCGGTGAACGCCCCGTGAACCTCGACAAGCAGGTCATGGAGCGCATCATGCAGATCACCGGCGACAACGTGTCGATCGGCGAATGGACAGCCAGCAACCTGCAGGCTTTCCTGCCGATCATCCAGAAGGCCGTCGAGCACATCGCGGCCGAGACACGCACGCCCGGCCACTACCTGCTGACGAATGCGGAGGTGCCGGCCACCGGCTACGAGGTCGCCGAAGCCGGCCTCGTGTCGAAGACATTGGAGCGCATCAGCTTCATGCGTCAGCCGGTGCGCGAATTGTGCGTGATGGCCATGATGCTCGAGGACGATGAGGAATCAGCCCGCATCCTCGAGGATTCAAAGGTCGTGTTCGCCACACCGCAATACCGGTCCGAGGCCCTCATGGCCGACGCGATGCTCAAATACAAGAAGCTCGGATACCCGTTGCAGTGGATCGCCGAGCAGATGGGTCAGAGTCCGGAGGACATCAAGCGCATCATGCGCATGGTGGACGACGAGAATCACGATCCGGAGATGGCGGAGATAGCCCGCAGCCTGCAGGTCGGAGGTGCATCTGATGACGGTGACGCTGGAGAGCCTGTCGGACAGTCGGCACACTCTGGCCAGACTGTGCCTGCTGGCCGTGAGGGTGGCGGACAAAACGTGGAAGGGCGTGGATCCGAGGCGGGTGCGTGACAGCTGGAATCGGACAAACGCCGATTTCCTTACGCTCTTCGCCACACTGCAGACCCGCGCCGCGAGCGACGCGATGGACTCGTCCACGTTGATGCTCGCCGAACAGGGCGACTACGTGCGCCCTGACGGTATTGCGAATCCCCTCGCCTTCGGGACGGGTTTCGCGCCGAGCGGCATCGACCTCGAATCATATTTCGATATCCCGGTGACGCGCACTTTGTCGGCCATCAAGTCAGGCATGGGCGAATCCGATGCCATGACGGCAGGTCGTGCGACGCTTCGCCAGATGGCCATGCAGGCCCTCGAGGACACGTCAATCAGCGCGATGGGCGTCAGCATCACGCAACGTGCCGGCGTCGGCTATGTGCGAGTCGAATCACCCGACTGCTGCCCAAGATGCGCCATCCTCGCCGGAAAATACTTCCGGCACAACAACGACTTCCTTCGTCATCCGAAATGCCACGGCCGCACCATACCCTGCAAAGGCAAGGAAAAGGCCGAGAAACAAGGCTGGATCACATCGCCGATGGACCGCTTCAACAACATGAGCGAAGAGGAGCAGGACAAGGTCTTCGGGCATGCCGACGCGCAGGCAATCAGAGACGGCGCCGACATCTACCAGGTCGTCAACTCGAAACGCGGCATGCGGAAGGTGGGCAAAGGCTATACGGCGTTGACCACCAGCGAGGGCACCACCCGATACGGGTGGGCCAGCATGCAATACGCGCAACAGTCCGGACGGAGGATGAAACGCCGCCTGTCCATCGACGGCATCTACTCGCTGACCGGAGGCGACCGGGAGAAGACCATAGCCGCGTTGAAGGCCAACGGATATTTCGTGGACAACGACTGGCGCGGCAAGGTGCCCGAGATCCGCAAGGGCATGTGGCTGCACGACAACACGTACCGGCAGGGGCGCGTCGAACTGTTGACCGCCGCCGAGAAGCGCGTACAGACCGCGAAGCTCCGCTACGAGGCCGTATTGGAGGGCCGCAACCCCAACGATGGCCGCATGCCCCTCACCCCCGAAATCGCGGCCCAGTGCGAACGCGAATACCG